TACAGCTTGCTGTAAAGAAGCAATTTGTCCTGTATGAGTATTTACAGTAGTATAAAGAGCACAAAGAAAAGTAGCTATTCTAAGAGTGTAATCATGATGAATAAGTTGGGTAACTGTTCCACCCATACCATCTGAATATTGAAGACAAGCTGGTAAATTAAGAATAGGTTCTGTATAGTTATTTCCAGCAGGTGGAAGATTAATCACTATGTCATTTAAACAACACACCTTAGATACAAGAAGATCAAGGATGTTAGTTAAAGTTTTAACAGGTTCTGGAGTGGTAGAACACACTTGCAATAAACAAGTTAAATCTACATCAGATAGACCAATGCTATCCTTAAGAGTGCAAACCTCATCAGCTAATTTATATACTACATCTGAAACAGTATCTCCTTTACAAAGGTTAATACAAGGCAAATCTGGTCCCTGCCATATCACACAATTAGATGATATAGGGGAACAGTTTTCTTTTTCAGTATTTGATTTATAGGGCTTCATATTATAATAAAATATTTATATCAATGTAAAGGATTGAGTATTAATGACTTATAAAAGTATAGTATATAGGTGAACACACCTACAATATAATATACTAAATTTTTAAGAGGTAGCCAAAATCTATATGGTAGAACAACCACATCCACAAGAACATTGAGACTTACATCCACACTCTCCACAGTTACCTGTAATGGTAGTATCTGGATTCAATTCATACTCAATTATATCCTTACGTAATTCATCAAGCCAAGCTTTAGTTTTTCTTCTACAAGTCTGTATACCATACTTCATCTGACGAAATTCAGCATACATTGAATTTGCAAAATTCATTAGGTATTGTTCCTTCTTAGGTAAAAGATCTCTCATTAATTAGGGCTTTTTTAAATTATTCAGGGCTTGTTCTTTTTTTTCTTTAAGCTTTCTTTCATAAACTTGAACACAACTAGTGCACACTTGTTTCTTATCTGAAGCTACTTTTTTTTGACAACCACAAGTTAACTTTGTGTCACAATTAAGACAATTCATATGTTTGGTTTTTTGGTTTATTAACATCCAGTGCTACATGCTTGACCTCTAAACTTATCTAATCTGCATTTAGCATACTTATAAAGTTCCATTCCTTGTTCTACATCATCACAGTATTCCACTTTAGCTTTAGCAGCATCAATAAAGTTTCTGATCATTCTAAGTTCTGCCAAAGCATCTTTTACATCAGGTTCTGGTTCACATGCTGCTAGTTCTAATTTACAAAGTTCGTTAAAATAAATGGCATTTATTTGGCAAATTCTAAGATAATGGTATTCTACAAACACTTTATCATTAGGACTCACTGAATACTTAATATCATATACACCATCAGGTAGGGTTTGTAATGTCTCTCCACATCCCATAGTTTGAAGTCCTAAATCACATGCAGTGATAATAAGACTAAATTCTGGTTCTACATCAATACGAACAGGCTCATTAAAGCCTGGAGCTGTAATTTCTAGTAGACCACAAGTAACCGGAACATGTTCATCATATACACTTGTGTCAATTACACGAAGTATACCACAATTGTTTGTTTCAGGTACTTCTAAACTTAATTGGTGTTTGTAAGACATTATATAAACTTTATAAATTTATTGAAAATTTTAACACTATCCCTCTATAATAATATACTATTTTTTGGTCAGATTTCCAAAATAAAAATAGTATTAAGGCTTCTCTATAGCTAGACAGATTTCACCCTTTCTTTTAATTAATTGTTCCATATCTGAAAAACGGATGTATGCTCTGCCATTAACTCCCCATTCTCTTCCCCAGCTATTCTTAATTCTAAATAATTTTCTAGTAGTATCCACCCCATTTATTACATAAGCATGTCCCCCAGCTAGTCTACCAGTTAACTTAATAAGCCCTGTAGAGTCTGGATAGAACATCCCCTCATACCAATTTGTACCTACAACAACAGGTCCTTTGGTAAGTACACTTTGTATAAGTGTCTGTAAATCATAGCCCCATAGGTAACTTTTAATATATCCTTTAGCTTGAACAGCTTTAACTCCTCCTCTAATAGAGGTTCCTTCATAATTTTCCCCAGCATATTCATCTAATTTCTGAGCATCATGATATATAACATCTGGACTTAATATAGGAGCAGTTCCTGTATGAGTGACAGGACCATCTTCCACCCAATGAGCCCAAGCATATCCTACACATTTTGGAGTGGATCCTTGATCTCCCCACCATTCTTCATCATCCCAATATTTTGAAGTGGCAGCAGTAGCTGTAAGAATTCTACTATCTTTAATTAAATAGTTTAAATCTCTAACATCTTTAGCATACTTTCTACCTAAAAGACTTTTATTCATATTATAAATTTTAAAATAAAAAAGGGAGGGGACGTGTTGTCCTCTCCCCTTTTATTATCTACATTAAAATTAATTAAGGAATCACGGTTGTAGTAGTAGTTGTAGGAGCTACGGTTGTAGTAGTTGTAGGAGCTGGATTTGTGCAGTAGTCTTCAATTTGCAATCCTGGGCAGCAATAATCAAGAATGTCTTGTAATTGAGTAGTGAAAGCAGAATAATCTACAGTACGTTCAATCCAAAGAGTCAATAAATACTGATCATTATCAAATGTTCCAGTTGGGTTGTTAAAACGAGGAACAGAATGAAGAATGTTAACAGTATTGTATAAACCATTACGATCAACAGCAGCCAATACTGGATTAGCTTCAATCTCTCTCATCCTTAATGACTCAACTCTTGAGCTATCAGGATAAGCTTCTTGACGGTAACGTCCAGTAAGGATTAGATCACGAAGTACAGTTTCACCAACACCCTCAGCTTGACGAGGATTTTGAACATCAATGAATTCAACACATTGTACATTACAAGGATCTCCAGACTCATCTGTTAAAGATGGGAAGATTTGTAAAGGCTGAAGTTCATAGAAATCAGTTGGAGTGAAAGTACAATATCCAAACTTAGTTTCTACGTAAGCAACAGTCAAGTTCAAGCAAGATGAACTACCAGCATCTGTAGTAGGATCAAATGTACTAACATAAGCAGCTAATTCTTCTAAGAATGTAGCAATGTCAGCAGGAGATGTAGAAGCTTGAGTAGCAACAGTGTTACCATCCCAATCAACAACCTCAGCCAATAAGAATTGGTTAAGAACTGGACTATCAACAATTTGTTTAGCCCAACCAATTGTAGCAATTGTAGGATCTACTAGAGCTCCAGTACAAGTAGCTGAACAATCATCTGTGCAACATCCTGTGAATACATCTAATGTACGGTAAATGTTGTGAGACAAGAAACGTAATGCAGGAGATCCTTTCAAATCTAGACGTAATCTGTAAGTGTTACCACATTCAAGGTCACACACACAAATACCTTTGATTTGAGGTTGAGGTTCTACAGCACAAGTTGTAAATACTCTAGTGATGTACTTAGGGTTGATCACTTTTGATTTTACAGACTCTTGATAACCACCAAGGAATCTATTACCACCAATGATATCATTAGTGAAGTAAGAACCTTGAGCAAGAATGAAGGGTTGACCACCATTCTCATCAGCAAAAGCTTGATACGATTTAGCATCAAATAATCCAATTTCACCAGCTACAAGATCAGTGGTACTACCCGTAGTCAATTGACCAAGAGTTCCCATTGCATCAAGACCTAGAAAGGATTTTCGGAAGGCATGATTAAAATACATGTTTTTAAAATTTAAGGGTTAATAAAAAAAAATAGTTTATTTTAAGAATAATAATTTATATTTAGTTGAATCTATAAGACTCTTCACATTATCTAGTTCATTTACTATTTCAGTGTAAGGCATGATAGATTGTAAAGCTTCCACTTTAGTTTTCATTTTTCTAAGGAAATCAATTCCTTCTTCTACAGAATTAAGTTCTGCTGGAGCAGTGTTAGGAAGATCTAATATCTTCTCTTCAGCTCCTTGAAAATGTTCTACTAAGTCATCAGCATGATCTCCAATAGCATCATAAAAATCTCCAAGAGCTTTATGAGCAGCATAAGATCCAAGTCCTGTTACTTTTAAATGAAGCTTATGTACACTTGTTACAGCATTTAATAAGTCTTGTGCTAAAGATGCTGTTTGCATACATAGTGCACAGCCACCAGTTTCAGATCCTGTAAAGCTAGATGCACTTGGTCCATTCATTGAGAATATTCCTGATCTAGATATTTTTTGCATAGCCATAACTTATATTTTAACTGTTTGATTGTATTGCTTGTTGTTCCCTTTGATACTGTGTCATTGACTCTATATCTCCAGCTAATATACTTGCAGCTGCATCCACTATAATCTCAGCTATATCATCATTAAACTCACACACTTGATCTTGTATAAAAGGAAATCCAGTGGTAATATCTATACAGCCATTAAACTGAATCTCTTGTGGTTTTCTAAAATAAATTAAATGACATTTAGTTATATCAAAAGCATTATTAGTATACACTCTTAACTTGTTATTCATTCTTGTACAAACTGTTTCAGCCCATTCAAAATTTGGTTGCTTATCAGTGTTATCAAGAATAATAGATATATTAGACTCTTCCACTTCATATACAGCCACTCTACGTTCAGGACAACATTCCTTCTGAGCAAATATGTCTGTTCTTACATAGTGAAGATAGTCAGCCGGTATATCTGCTTGGTAATAAATACCTTTGTCAGTGGTTGTAAGAAGTTCATGTTTCATCAACCTTTGTAGATCATCTATTAATCCACTAGATTGTTCAGCACCTTCCTTACGTATATTATACCCATATATCTGTCTTCTAGTCCACTCTATCTGAGCTTTATTTACAGCTTCCTGAATTTGCCAACACTCTAGATTATCATAATCCAGGGAGGCCAGCTTATTCAGCCTTTGTTTTATTTTAATCTGTAAGAGGTTATTATTCATATTAACATTTCCATTTTTTAAGTGCTAATGCTTTTCTAGTGGGCTCCCCATTAGGTTTTTTCATAGGTCCTTTTACCCCACCCATCCTAGCACAGAAAGACTTCTTTCTAGGGCCTCCTCCTGGTTGAGGAGCTTTAAGACCAGGCTTTCCAGGATTAGCTTTATTATATGAAGCTCTCCCTTTAGCATTTAGTCCTCCACTAGGACTCTTACCTTCTTTTCTCTGCCAAGCTGGACTCTTTGCCATTACTTTTTGTTTTTAATCTTACGTTCTTGTTTAAGCATTTGAGCTGTAGGTTTTTTACCAGAACCTTTATTAGCTCTTATATTATCCCACAATCCACGTTGAGAGGTAGAACCATCCTTACGTTTAATCATTTGCTTAGCCATAATTATTACTTTTTTAAAGTATCAACCACTTTAAGACTATCATTAATAGTAGCTACACTATCAACAGCTTTTACTAATACAGAATCAGAAACTACTTCAACACTTGTAGAAGCAGAATGACAAGCTACTAATGATACTACGATTAAACCTAAAATTACTTTTTTCATATTATTTTTTCTTTTTAGCCATAGATTTTAAAGTGATAGCTAATGCTTTCCTTTTAGGAGTACAAGTAGCTTTTGTCATAGGAGTACAATATCCTTTATGAGCAGGGTTAATTGCTTTCTGTATCCACTTCTTATCTTTCTTAGCTGCCATAATTACACTATTACAAATTCCAATGTTTTTCAATCTTCTTAGTAAGATCAATAAGTATTTCTTCGTTCAAAGGATTCTTAAGGTATTCAACAACATCTGTAAGAGTACGACCCATCATTGTTGTAGAAGACATATGATAAATAAATCCATCAGCCTTTGTAGCAATATACTTATAATAATTACTTTCTTTTACCATTGCTCTAATCTTTAATGATTCCATATCAAGATTAGATATTTCAAGAAATCTCTCAGCTGTTTTCTTTTTGTTCTTATCTACTAAATCACCATTGATATACTTATCCATATTATCATAGATGATGTCATTAGGAGTAGACTTCTTGTATTGAGCACCATTGATATCCAACACTTTAGCTACATAGAACAATTTATTTTGGTTCTTATCAAACAACTTCTGAAGTTCAGCAAGAGCTTTATTTCTAAGTTTTTTAACTTCTGTATTAAGAGAAGCAGATTCTTCTAGTCTATCTAAATAAAACTTAGGAGGTGTAGACATTTTACGAGCATCATCTAAAGATTTAGCTACTAATGAAAACCCACCAGCTTCAATTGCATATAGTCTAATAAGATCATAAGGATCTGAAGTAGGTTCTAAATGCACTGGTTCATTACTACAACGGATTTTAATCTTGTCCCAGAACTCACCATTATCTTGTTTAAGTAGTTTCACCTTATTCCAGAACATTTCATCATTAGGATCAATTACGTTAGCAGCAAGTTCTTTTTCTAACTGAGCTACCACTTGTCTAATCTGTTTAATCTTAGCTTCTTGTTCTTCTAATGGTAAATCTTTTACATCAGGAGCAAACTCATTTAAACCAGTTAGATATCTTTTGATACCATTGATTTCTAAACAAGCAATTGTCTCTTCATGAAATGCACCATCAAAAAGACTTAGTCCGTACTTCTGAAGTCCCATGTTATCCACGGTTGGATCAAAATAAGGACGGATTGCAATACTAGATTTTTTGTTCTGTGGGTATTTCTCCACGATTGTTACACTACTCATGTTTGGTTTTTTTTATTTTTAACTAAGGCAAAGTTGCCATATTGGAACCTAATAAGAGTTGCAAGCTCTTCATCTGATCAGAATGGTGTGCATACTTTAGGTATTCTTAGAATAAATTCTAAGAAAGGGATTATTATTTTGTAGGTTTCCTAGGTTTAGGAGGCCTTGTGTGAATGTCCTGTCTATACATAATACTAAAAAATTTTAAATAATAATAAAAAACTTACGGGTTTTTACATATTTATATTAGCATTTTTTACTTTTTGTACTACCACCCATTTTCATTTTAGTCGTTGCTGACTTAGGAGCAGAAGATTGAACAACACCTTTACCTGCATTTTTACCAACAAAAACACCTTTAGAACCAGGAACAGTTTGTTTAGAAACTTTTGCATTTCCACCACCAACACGTCCCATAGCTTTGCCTTGTGCAGACTTAGGAGCAACAGATTTTGAAGTTTTTGGATTACCAGCCATTATTTTTTATTTTAAATTGTGATTAAACATATAAAAGACCTAGGTGATATCTTACGGGACACCACCTAGGTGTATTTCTTTTATTAGAATGATCCACCGGTAATAGGATTTCTCATAACAATTTTCAAAACCTTAGTTGGATCTTTAACCCAAATAGCAGGCATTGTTTGTGTCATGAATACACGGTATCCGTTGAAGTTTCCAGAAGACTGGAATCCTTGTGTACGGCCCATATAATCCATAGTACCATTTTGATAGAACCATTTCAATTGATTATCCCAAGACAATTTCAATAAGAAGATATTGTCATTAGTGTTATCAGTGATATCAAAGATAATGAAATTATATGAACTTAATGGGAAACCATCAATAATTGGATTCTCAATATCATTTGTATGAACGTTATCAAAAGCTGGGTTCAATACAAACTTAATGTTAGCCAAGAAAGGAATGATATAACTAGTGTATGCAAATCCAAAATTTAGATCCATACCAGTACCAGTTACAGCACCAAGTTCATGAGCATTAAGAACTAAACCAGAATTAACTGCTTCTTTCTTGATTGCTTCATTTACAAGCTTCATTCCACCCAAACCTGTTTGAACAATCAAAGCACGATTAGGCTCTGGTCCTTTAAACTCAACCTTACCATTGAAGAAGTTGAATATTTCAGATTTAAACAAATCAAGGTTAAATGTACCACGGTTGTAAATTCTTTTGTAAGAATTATCCAACTGCTTCCAAAGACCCACAGATAGACGAATATCATCTGGACCATCTTGCTTAATACGTCCACCTTGTCCCCACATTAGGTAGGTTTCAATATCATTAGCAATCTTAGTCAAATGAGCTGCTTCTAAAGTAGTCAAGAAAGAACGTGTAAGTTGACCATTTGCATAAGCCTTCTTAACGTAATCCTTACCCATTTTATCAGCCATTGTTTCCAAGTTAGTAACTGAAGGATCTACATTCTTATCGAAGTTTCTCCACATTTCAATTACAGGAACTGTACCATCAGCTTTCATTCCACCTTTCATCATCAAGTCAGCACGACTAGAAATAGAATAATGAACGTGAGCTTCTGCTCCTCCTACGTAGTTGTAGAATTCACGGAAACCAGCTGATACATTACCAATATCAGAAAATCTTTCACCATATTCCCCACGAGCAGAACCCTTACGGAATACTTTAGTACCAACTTTTAGATACTTGTTGTCAAGAAATTTGTTATTGTCATTGTTTACCAACTGAACAGTGTAGATGAAACCATCTCCTGAAGGAATAACATCATCAGCAGTGATATACATCTCCACACCATTGTACTTGTCATAAGTGATGATATCACCATGTCCAAAGTAACGTTTGTTTAATTTAATCTTGAAGTTTTGACCATCTACACCTTTTGTAGCATTCATTGGTTCAATATCTTCAACGATGTAAGGAAGATCCTGTGCAACAGGAATCTGCCATTTGTATTCACCACGTGCATTATCTACCATAATCACGTTCTTACCACCAAAACTAGACATTTGGTACAAAGGCATTTCTACCTTTTGTGCCATAGCCCAAAGATCAACTGGACCTAAATCAGTAGGTTCAGCAGACTTCAATAAGTTTGAAAGGTGATATGAATCAACATGAGAACTAGTTTGATACTGGTTGTCACGTAGGAATATACCATTGTTTAAAACTGGGGTTGCCATAGGGCTTAAAATTTAAGGGTTAATAAATTATTTTATCGTTTAAAAATATTTTGAGGTCTAGAAATTTTTCTAGGTTTTTGTTCATCTTCTTCATAAGAGCTAGAAACATTCTTACGTGATTGTTCAGTTTTTAACTGTCTCACTGTTTGTTCCACTGCTGCATTCTTACCCTGTTTTTGTAAAGTTTGACGATACTCATCAGGATTAGAAAGTAACCAAAGAGCTTCAGCTATTAATTCATAGTTAGGTTCTACAAACTGATACTTCTCTAAAAGATGTCCTAACAAATTAGTAGGCTTACCTGATATAGAAGGATACTGAGGTTGAACCAATCCACTATATAAACTAGCTTGAGTTTTCTTATCTAATTTAAGACCATTAATTTCTGCTGGTCTTAATGCTTCAAATACATTTTGTACATATGCTTGAGAAGCAGCTTCTTGTTGATGTTTACGTTGTTCTTGTTCAGCAACATGGTATTGAACAATTTGTTCCTGCATTGCATCCAGTTTAGGTTTAAACTGTTTAGCTTTTTTCTCAAGAACTCCAAGATCTTTCCAAGTTTCAACTTCTTCTTGAATTTCATCAGCTGATCCAAAGTTAGTAGCTTGTAAATATGAACGAACAATACCTTCTTGATCATCATCATCTGTAGGATCCATTTCTCTTACAGCTTCCACTTGAGCTAATGCTGCAAATAGTCCTTTCAAATCTTGACCTCCATCAGCTACATATTTAGCAGCATATTGAAGTTCTTCTGGAAGACTTTGAAAAAACTCAGCTGGTGTATTAGAAGCCACCTCTTGTTTAATGTTATTAACATTAGCTTGCCAAAGTTCTTCAACATCCTTTTCAGCTAGTCCACCTAGATAGTCATCAAGAGATTGTTTGCTTTCATCATAGTCATCAAATGCAAACATTTCATTTGATTCTATTCTTTTCTTTAAGAATTCAACCAATCCAGATTTCTCTGTTTTAGGTCTACCACTTTTTGATTTGGTTTCTGGTTCATCAGAATACTGATCAACTGGTTTCACTTCATCATCTAAGATGTCTTTAAGATCACTAAGTGTTTCCTGTGAAACTACCACTTTATTACTGGTAGAATTAAAAGTTTTAGAATCATTGACCTTTTCGTCATCATCTAAAAAATCTAAATTTGTTTGTTTCTTACTAAAGATATTAGGTTTAATTTCTGTTGCTTCACCTATAGAAGGAGTGACAATACTGTCTGCTCCAGGAGCCCCATCAAATAAACTATCAATATCTAGATCTACTTGTTGTACAGAAGTCTGTACATTTGTTTGATTATCAGCCATAATTGTTTGGTTTTTTTATGTATCTCTACATTTAAAATATACTAATTTAAACTCTAAAAATTTAAAATATTTTTATAAACCATACCTAAGGTGTGGATTATAGAGCTATAACTTATTTTTTCTTTTCAGAAGAATCCTTTGAATCATATTTATTTTTGTTCACTCTAGCTATTTGAAGCTGTTTATCAGCTATTTCCTTTTGAGCTTGAAGCCTTTCTCTTTCCACAGTTTGCTTTCCTAAATTTTGATTATTTTTATTTACTTCCTGCTCACGTTTAAAATCCATAGTCTGTTGATAGTTAGTCTCTTGTCTAATATCTTTCATAGCATCTAGATAGTCAGACTGTTCATTTTTATTAATATCTTGAGTGGCACCATACCCTGCAGATCTAATCTCAGCCTCAGTGATTCTAGCTTCTCTATCCTTAGCAGATTCTTCAGCTTTAAACTGTTGAGCCATTTGCATTTGTTTTTCCTGAGCTTGTATCTGTTCCTGCTGCATTTGTTGTTGCTGCTGCATTTCAGACTGTTTCTGAGCATTAACTTTTTCTTCTGCACTCTTAAGAACACCTGTAAGTTCAGCAATAGATTCAGACTTAATAACATTACCAAGATCATATATAGAAGCTCCTGTAGCATTATTAGTGAGAGCAAGTTGTTTAAGTTGCTCCATAATAGCACGAGAGTTAGTCTTAGTGGTACAGAATATATTAATATCTCTTAGTAATAAATCCATTCCATTTATTTCAAAGTTTACTTTTTCATCTGCTCCTGTAATGTATTGAAGACGTAAGCTAGGTTTTTGAGAATTATAATACTGAGCTAAGTCAGTTCTCATCTGATGCACCCTAGGCATAAGGTTATCACTATGCTGTATGAAGTATTGTTCTGTCTGTGCATAGGAAGCATTCTGAGCCTGTTCTACAGCTGTAGCAGTTTGTTGTTGAGCTATCTGCATACCCATACGTTGATCATTCAATCCTATGACAGCAAATGCTTCCTGTTTAAAATACTTAGCTAAGTTAACCCTAGACATAAGACGAGCAGTCTGCTCTAAGTTCAACACTTGATAATGTTGGAAGTTAAGAGCATTCTCTGTATTAGTTATAGAAGTGTCAAGAGGAAGCATCTGGAAATTCTTCATTGCCACATAGGCTTTAGCCAGATTATTTTTACCCCAGTCTTCTCCCAATGAGTGACGAGGTAAAGCATTCTGGTCTAACATAATAACCGTGCCTAGCTCATCTACGAGAATATCTGCAATCTGGTTATTAACTATATTATATCCTATCTGGAAAGGCTTCATTAGATCTACCAATGAAACACTTCTACTATTTCTATCTCCGAATACACATCCTTCTACAGGAAGTTTACATCCATAAACTGTTTGATCTCCTTTGAACTGAAAAGGAACTCTACCCGGTTTACCACCATTAAGTCCTAAATAAATAGGATTGATACCACCTGGATTATTCATACCCCAGAAAGCAGGTCTATTAGGACCAATCTTTACACCACCCCACACTTCATTAATCCATATCCAATCTATATGTTCACCAAAAACTAAATTGTCTTTACTTTTTTGTTTATATACAGATGTATCATATTCAGGTTTATCTGATATAGCATATTCTTCACTTACAATATCTTGAATAATATCAGCATCTGCAGTGATCTTTGTAAGATGTCCCACCTTACGTTGACTCTTCCAATAAATGGTAGAAGCTCTTAACATATATGATTTACCAAAATCTTGAAGATCCTCAGAATCCGATAAGATCCATTGTACAATATCCCCAAATTGGGAGCCTGCATCATAGAGACTAGTAAATTGTCTGTAAGCCAATGAAGGCATTTGAGTGTTCCACTCATGAGATCTTGTAGGATCATAGTATGTACCATCATTTTGATATCCTTGTATAGCATATCCAGCAGAACGTGCAGGATAGATGGCTTCCAAAGCTTCTAGTTGTTCTTCTGTCATCATCCAGCCATACTTATCTACAACATCTGATATAGATAGCATATCAAGTTTACCCACCCAGTTACCCTGAGAGATATAACGAACATCAGGACTTTTATGATAAAATGTAAGTAGAGGATTCCATAGTTCTATTTCATAATCATCTTCTCCCATATTAAAATGCCAGAACTCTCTATCTGTAATAAGCATATCACGAAAAGCTCTTTCTTCTAGTTCTTGCATTCTAAATCTTTCCTCATCCACTTTCATCTGATGATCAGCCCACTCCTCAATCATAGAACGATAATCTTTCTTAAAGAAAGCTTCTATCTCAGGAAGAGATTTAAGACTTTGTGGATCCATTGCTTTCTGACCTTCTTCACTATCCACTTCTAAACCCATTTCCATGAGTTTCATCATTTGTTTCTGTTGAGCTTGACCAAGAAGAACATCCTCAATCATTTGTCTTTTAGATTCTAACATCTCATTATAAGATGTATCATCCACAGCTCTAAACATTATTCTAGAACTTCTCTTAGCAAATTCATTTGTAAGAACATTAATTACATTAGGGATGATGGGATAGAACTTTAATTCAAATGCTGATACATCTTCTTTAGTAAGAGTGTCAATCAAGTCAGCCATCTCATTATCTTCCTCTACTATATAATCTTGTTTATCTATAATACCCTTAGCTAGTTTATAGTTCTTCATTAGACGTCTTGCATTACGTCTAAGTTGTTTCATTCCCTGAAATTCTAACCAGTCAAGATTCCATGCTCTCCATTGATCATCTTTTTCTTTTTCTGGTACAAATTGAAAAGGCTGAATTAAAGTACCCATTTTATTGTACTCTGTCTTAGCACCAGCTTTTAATTGTAAGGCATTATATATCTGCATGGTTATAAATTAATTATAGGGTATAAATAAAACTTACGAATATTACAGCTCCAGTATTTGTTGATGTATATTCCATTTTTGTTATTTAATGTTTCTAAAAGGATTACGGGAAGGTCTTGTTGCAGACTTCCCTTTATTTGCCCCAATATGCCTAAAGGGGCTATAACTTAATTTACTAAATTTTTGTGAGTTATCCAAGTTTTTGTTTGTAACTTCTACACGTTTAGACATTCCTCTATTAGATTGTTGCACTTTAGCAAATGCTACCAGAGAACAAAAGGCTACTAACCTATCCACGTTTAATCCATCTCTATAAGCTTGCATCTCTTTTAGAAGCATCATATCAGGTATTCTTTCCACCCCATATATAGTTTTTACTATGGTTCCATCTGGTAGTGTTTCATTATCAAGTTCTTCTTGCAAAAACTCTATACCATAAGAAAGAATAGTTCCTTTAAATAGTGTGCCCACATTCTTCCACCCATATTCCTGAAACACATTCCTATTAGCCCCTATATCTTTGAGAAACAATATCATATCTTTAGGAACTAGATATCTCTGCTTCTTCTTAGATATCATATACTGAATAAACAAAGCTACGTTATTCTCCACCACTGTCCAAGCATTATACCACTCAATCATTAATTCTAACCGTTCATGGGTTTTATTAATGTCATCAAACCTTCCACACCAGCTAGCTACAATACCATCTCTTTCTATTACGTTCTTCACTTTACCATCTCCCTCATCTGTTATAACTTCTACAGGATTCTTATATATGTAAATAGCACATAATGAATCACTTGTAGTAGTTTTACCTTCACTTACAGGATCTACAGCTGCATAATACATACCAAATGTAGGATCTTTACAGGGACGTTCATACACACATATCACACCTTCCTTATCTTCCGTCTTTTTAGAAATAGGAAATTCTGTTATAGGAATCTTTCTAGAAGGCTTATCTACTATCTTACCTTCAGCATTTCTAGATAGATCAAGGTATTCCACTGAATATTCTTTTTCAGATACCCTTTGCATCTGCTTGGAAACCAAGTGACTAGGGAAAACACTCACCTTTCTTGTAGCAAAAGCTTCCTCAATAGTTCTAGGATGCTGAGAGATTTCAAGCTGATATGCTCCTGGATCCAAGTCTCTTTTAAGTTTATCAAAGTAAACATCAAGAGCTTTAAGAGATTCTTCCACTTGGGAGTTTCCATAGTTGTCTATATAAGGAGGCATACTCCAGTGTTCTGGAATAAATAAACCAGTGAGTCCCACTGATCCATCCTTATCTATAATGTTTGAAGGCACTCCATAGAACCCATTCTCTTCTGGGTTAAGGATGTAGTTCTTTAAAGGTTCACATTGATCTAGATCACCCACAGATCCTGCAGCTATGAACTGACCTGTAATCATAAAACCTGATTTAAGGGCCGGCTTCATAAAACCATAGGTGTCGTTCATTTTAGGGGCTATTCCTGCCTCTTCATGAAAGAAGTATGTAACTGGTCCACCCACACCATTTGTGGGGTCCTTTTCAAAGGAATATGATGATATGGTGGATTTTAATCCTCTATATGTATCCCTGTTATTCATTCTCACCTTAATCCTCTGTTGCCATGCTCCCACCTTATCTGGTTCAGCTGGTCTATACCAAGCAGTGTGTTCATTAAGAAAGTTCTTATATTCATCTAGGAATTTCCAAGATCCTTTCTCATTGATGTAATCTTTTAGACTAGCTCCTATCTTTAATACAGCTCCTTCCTCAAACCAATACTGATTAAGTAGTTTAGCCATATGGAAATAAGAGGAAGCTATCTGACGTTTCTTTAGAATGATGGCATGTTTCCAATGTAGTTCTCCTAGTATCTCATATAAGGCCATGTGATACTGGGCATCCCTCACCTTGGCAAAGTCAAATCTTTTCTCTTCCTTATCATAGATGGGAAGGAAATTAAGCCACATATAATAGTCACGGCTAAGATACCAAGTATTGTCACCACTATGTACAATAATTCCAGCACGGCATTTATTCTTTTGATCATCCCAATAAGTTATAAAGTCTTTAGTTTTTACAGGAGCTGGACAGTAATATCCTTGCTTTTGAAACTTACGTCCCTCAGCATTAAATATTAAACTCCCATCATCAAAGTTATATTGTCCAGGTTCTTTAAATAATGGTAATAGAAAATCCCTAAACTCTTCTCTAGTAGAAAATTCAGTGGTAGTCCATTGTCCATCCTTATAGGTGGGAATAGAATTATATAAATTATTATTTACTTCTTCCACTTGCAATATCTTCTATTTTAGGTATACTTCCTTTACTCTTATGTAGTAATTCTAATAAAGTGTTTAATTGTTTACTCCTAATAACACTAGGATGTTTATAATCACTCCAGTATTCATTGTATGTTTCACGTGGAACAGCAGCCCATTGTTCTGTATGGCAGTTGTAATGAAACACCCAATCATTTAAATAATCTAATTCTGTTGACATATATTTTAATTTAGAGGTGGGTGTAGGATTCAAACCTACGTAAACGGTTTTGCAGACCGGCACCTAATCCCTCGGTCAACCCACCTTATTTATTATTTAGATTTGTTTTCTCTTTCCCAAACTAACTGTCTAGCTAACTGCCAGTTAATAGCTTCTTCTAATTTAAGAATAGTGAAGGCTGTTTCTTTAGAAGGAAACTCCTTATCTAAACTTTCAAAATAACACTTAACATATTTAAGTAGTTCTATAGGCTGAAGTCCATTCTCTCCCACTTCTTGTATAGAATCTGCTTGTAATGTAAACTTTACTACAGGAGGTTCTTTAGTTCCTTCTTCTGCATTCTCTATTTGAATGTAAGGAGATTGCTCTTCTAAATAGTTTTCTAAGTGATACCTGTTTAAGGCTTTTTCTACATGTCTCATTTTTATTGGTTTTAATTATTGATCATATGCTAAATTCTGCCCACCACGAACAGAACTCTGTTGTTCTTCCATTAAATCTTTATACACTCCTTTAAATGATTGACGTACACCATCATACTTCTCAGCCATTCTTAATAGAGCAGGACTAGATCCATCTCTACCAAATGTCAAAGCTTCTGTTGCCATACTTTTAGCCATGTTGTCTAAGAATATTTTAATTCCTAAATAGGCTCTATATGTAGGAGTTTGATACATCTTCTCACACATCTTTAATGCATTAAATACTAATTCATCATCAACACTAAAGTCAGCATCTATTTCTTTTAATATAATTTCTTCTTTATCTGTTTCCACTATATCAAAGAAAGGATTCATATCTGGGTTGGGACAAGTCATATAAAACAAATATGTATATATCTGTACATGGTCATCTGGATGGGCATCCATTATATCCTTAAGAAACTTAAGAGTGTAACAATGTTCACTAGGAATCACCTTGCCATTCTGTACATCAAATAATCTAATCATTGTTTCCTCCTTTTATAAAATCCATATTAAATTTAGCTCCCTTAGGCCATCTACTTTTCTTTGGTTTCCAATCATCTGGAATTGGTGGTGTTAAGCTTTCTCCTGTTGTAGGATTACCATACACTATTAAATCATTTTGATCCACTGTTCGTATAAGTCCTGAATGATATATACGTACAATAAACTGAGGATTAGATGTTACACTACCCCCAATCATAAACATTACAAGACAGTCTCCAAGTTCTTTTGCATAAGCATCAAATGGATTATGTATTTCATGCATTGTTTGAGTGATCATAGCTTTTCTTTTGTTTGTCTTAATAAATCTCTTCCAGC